ACAACTGACTTAAATACCCAAGAGATCGTTAACGGCTTTTACATCGAGGGTGGATTACTTCCAGCAACAGGTGTTGGCTCACTAATTATGTTTAGCGGTATTGACGAGGGCATTCTGAACCGCGGTGGTCGCACTATCTCCACAGCTTTGAAATTAGAGGAAGCCGTCCAGAGAATGGCCAGTGAGCCAAATCCAACTATGGTTATTAAAAATTCTGGCGTTGACTTACCACCAGAGCAAGTATCCAGCCTATTGGCACAATGGAAACAAGCCCGGGCTACTCGTTCAACTGCTTATCTTTCTGGCCCACTGGATGTAACCACATTTGGTTACGATGCCGGGCAAATGCAACTTACTGAATCACGCTTAAACACCGCAGCTGAAATTGCGCGTATGTGCAACATCCCTGCTTGGTACATCAACGCAGAATCAGCCAGCGCGACTTATTCCAACGTAAGCCAAGAGCGCAGAAGCCTTGTTGATTTCTCATTACGCCCATACATGAGCTGCATTGAGGAACGCTTAACAATGGTAGATGTCACACCAAGAGGCCAAAAGGTTCGCTTTGATCTAGATGATTACCTACGCGGTAACCCACTAGAGCAGATTGAAGTGCTTGGCAAAATGCTTGATTACGGCTTAATTAGCGTAGATGAAGCGCGTGAGGAAATGGATCTCGCACCGAGAGGAAATGAAGCAAATGCAACTTAATTTTGAGGGTCAAGTATTGGCCGCATCAGTTGAAACCAGAACCATTAGAGGTTTGGTTGTACCGTTTGGCAAAAGTGGAAATACATCCGCTGGCCCAGTTCGTTTTGAATTTGGCGCATTTGGTGACATTGATCCAAGCCAAATTATTCTTAATGCCGAGCATGACAGAACCCGTCCCCTTGGCAGAGGCATTGGAGATTCTTTAGAGGTAACCCCTGCTGGAATCTCGATGGCTTTCAAGATCGCGCCAACTAACGCTGGCAATGATGCGCTTGTAGAAGCAGCCGAGGGACTACGCCCGGCATTTAGCATTGAAGCCAAAGTCAATGAATACACAGTTGATAAAGGCGTGATGGTTGTTGCATCAGCAAATCTAGAAGCCGTTGCACATGTAACTAACCCAGCATTCAAGGATGCTCAAATTTCTGATGTAGCAGCTACAGAGGAAACCCCAGAAACCACCGAAGCGGAAATCACCGCCGAGGAAGAACCACAGGAGATCACAGTGGAAGAAACAACCGCACCAGTGGCAGATGAAGTGACCGCAGCCGCGGTTGTTCACGCCGCAGCACCAGTGGCCTACGTAAAGCCTCGTAGCCCGATTAACAGCCAAGCCTCGTACTTGGAACACAGCATCAAGGCCAAAATGGGCAACCATGATTCAGCCCAATATGTTATGGCAGCCGATGATTCATTCAGCACGAACCCAGCGTTCACCCCAGTGCAGTATGTAAACAGCGTTATTGACACATCCATTGGCTCACGTCCAGCCATTGATGCAATTGGCTCACGTGCCATCACTGCATCAGGCATGGTTATTAGCCATCCAAAAATCACAACCAGCGGAACTGTTGCAGACACCAACGAAGGTGCAGCACCATCCGAAACTGGAATTGTGTCCTCATACGTCAACCTAGATGTAAACAAGTTTGCAGGAATGCAACGTTACTCAGTAGAACTACTAGAGCGTTCATCCCCAGACTTTTTCCAAGCAATGGTTGATAACATGACACGTGCCTACAACAAGGCAACCGATGCAGCAGTTATTGCAGCCCTAACCGCAGGTGGCACACAAGCTACAGCAGTTGCAGCAACATCCGCAGGCATCATTTCCTACGTATCAACCGAAGCCCCAGCTGCTTACCTAGCAACAGGTGAACTTCCAAGCGCATACATTGCAGGAACTTCACAGTGGTCATTGCTACTTGGTGCAACCGATTCAACCGGTCGCCCAATCTACAATGCTTACAACCCACAGAACAACGGTGGCGTTGCAGGCCCACAGTCGCTACGCGGTAACGTACTTGGACTTGATCTGTACGTAGATCCAAATGCAGTTGCAACAACTATCGATGAGTCAGCATTCATTGTGACCCCATCAGCTGTTGCAATCTACGAATCACCAATCCTACGTATGTCAACAAACGTAGTAACATCTGGCGAAATCGAAACAATGCTTTACGGTTACTTGGCCGTAGGCGTTTTGACCGCTGGTGGAGTTCGTCGCTTTAACCTGACCTAAGTCAGCGTTAGTTAGAAGTGTGGGGGGTGCGGCCCTGTGCCCCCCACACACTTCAATAGATAAGGATTTGAGATGGCATTAATTACACTAAGCGAGCTAAAAGCCGTACTTGGTATTGGTGACATCTATGCTGATGCAATCGTGCAGGCAGTTGCAGATAGTGCCGAAAACATAATTCTTTCTTACTTAATCTTTGATGATGTATCTATTGTGGGCGCAGAATTAAATAACAACGTGGCTCGGTTTTATTGCCATGACAATACTTTCGTAGTCGGTCAGGCTTTAACTGTAAGCAAGTGTGGCGCACCATTTGATGGTTCACGCACAGTAACCAAAGTTGGATACGACGAATACGGCGTATCATTTTTTGAAGCTGCAATCACCAATGCAGACATCACCAAGAGGTCAATCATTCCTAATGGCCGAGCAGTATTGACCAGCCAAGCCGCTTTATATGATTCTGTGCCGGAAGTTCGCGAAAGTGCGCTTGCCGTAGCATGCGACATCTGGATCACTCGTACAGGCACACTAGGCCAGCAAGGTGTTGACTTCCAAAGTCCAGCACCGTACCGCCTAGGCCGTTCTATGCTTACCCGAGTGTCAGGCCTACTAGGCAAGCACCTAGACACCCGAGGCTACCTTGGCTGATCTAGCAACATACCGGGCTAACCTTTCCGCAACTCTTGCAGCTGCTGGTCGGGTTGTTTACGCATACCCAAATGAGAACATCACCCCACCTGCCATTGTGCTTGTACCGGGATCGCCTTACATTACAGTAAGTGCCATCGGTGGAGCGCGTTGCAATGTGCGCTTTGACATCACAGTCATTGTAAATGCAGCTGATAACCAAGCAGCTTTGAAAAACTTGGAAACCTTAATTTTTTCAGTGACCGACCTATTAGCCAATAACATTTCTTTACTTGGTGGATGGTCGCAACCAACAGTTCAGCAAATCGGAAACGCCGACATGCTAATCAGCCAACTCAACATCGAGATGGTCACAACCAACTAGGAAAGGCAAGTCATGCCAGCAACATACATAACTGGTCGGAATATGACACTAACCATTAACTCGGTGTCGTACGCAGATCAAGCATCAACAGTTACACTTGAAATGGAAAATAACCAACAAGTGCTTGAAGTCCTATCAGGTCGCGCTTACAAGACTGTAGATAAGACTGCAACACTTAATGTAGAAATGTATCTCGACGATTCCGCATCACCGGGAATTATTAGCGCATTATGGGATGCAGCCAAAAACGCACCTGACACTGCATTGGCATTCTCATTTGATGTCGGCCCGGGCGATACATTTACTGGCAACGTATTTCCAGTGTTCCCAACCGTTGGTGGCGCGGCCACTGACGTATTAACAACCAGCCTCAGCTTTATTGTTGAGGATGGATCAGTATCCAGAGCCTAACGAATAGAACAGGGCAACCATTATGCAATACACAATTACAACAAAACAGGGCAACAACTACATAGTGAGTGATGAAAACGCTTGGTTGTGGATTGAGATTGAAAGAGAACTCGGTTACACAGTTAGCCAAGCGGCAGAAAAAATGAGCCAAGGCTCGCTGGATGTCATAACATGCATGCTTTACAAGGCCGCTAAGGCCCAAGGGCATACTAAGTTACCAAGCCAGCAAGCATGGGTCACCAATGAGTTTGAAACCTTTGAGGTGGTCGAGGAAAGCCCAAAAGAGAACTCGCTGACGGACTCGTCAGAATAGCAGTTGTCACCGGGATACCTTTATCGGATCTGTACCAATGGTCACTCGCAGACATCAACACAGCCTTAAAGCTGATAACAGAGAGGAATGGTCATGGCTGACAAAGTAACAGTTAAAATGACCCCTGACTCTCGGGATCTAAAATCGCTATACAAGGCATTTCGCGAAATGGATGAGGGCGCAAAGAAAGCCCTAAAAGATGATGTAACAAGCATTAGCCAGTGGTCAGCCACAGAAATGCAAAGCAGCTACAACTTAAACCCATTGCCAGCCCAAGCCCAAAAGGTTGCAGCTACAATCCGAGCCAACAAAGATCGGATACCTAA